TCCTCATGTTCAGCCCATTGTTGATCACGGCGCTGCTTGGTGTCAGCAGCCTTCTGCACGAATTCAGCTTTCTTAGTCGAGTCCATGCCAGCCAGCTGCTGCTGGTTTTTCCAGGCAAGGAACGCAGGAGTGCCGGCCAGCGGAATAGTAGTCGGATCAACACCTGCCTCAACAGCAGCCTTGACCAGAGCCTGAGACTGCTCACGAGTAGGTTGTTCCGGAGTGTTGTCAGCAATAGTTGCCAGAGTTTCCCTCTTCTGTGCTTGCACTGCTGCCAGCTGCTTCGTCTGCTCAATCCCTTCCGCAGATGCTTGCTTGCTCAACTCTGTCATCTCTTTCGCGGACGCAAGATCCCCTTGGGAAGCTGCCAATCCAGCTGCCTTGCTATACATTTTCGCCTGATTCATAGGCAGGGCAGCATCAGCCCCTTCCAGGTCAGTCTGGGACTTGATAAACGCCCCGATATCCTTTTGGGTCTTCATCTGCTGCTGCATCTGTTGTTGCTGCATCTGGGCTTTCTGGGCCTCGGTCTTCAGCAACTCGGTCTGTGCTTGCTTCATGTCATACGCTTGCCCCTGGATCATATCGTTACCGATAGCCAGTCCCAAGCCTTGGATAAATCCACCTAACCCTGCCATGTTAGTTCTCCTTAGCCGGTGTAGCCAGAGATCAAATCATCTGGAGTGCTGGTAGAGGATGCGCCAGAGTTTTCAGAACCGGAAGCTCCGAAGGAGTTCCAAGCACTTTGGAAGCCCCCGCTGTTGACCCCCTGGTTAATTCCAGAGGTGACGGCATTACCGACAGTTCCAGCAGCCTGCTGGTTGGTTTGATTTTGTCCCTGGAGGATTTGTCCAGCAGTTCCGGGAGAGCCTACGTTAGCCCCAGAGAGCTGAGCCAGTAACAACTCTTGGTTGTTCAGTTGAGTAGCTGCATAGCCCTGGGCATTAGTAGAGAGGGCACTGAGTACATTCCCACTGTTGACCATCCCGTTGGCAGCTGCACTGCCCTCAACAGCATTCTGGCTCTGTTGCAATCCGAACTGATATCCAGGAGTTGAAGTGATAGAGGAAGGATTACTCATCAGTTGAGATAACTGTTGCTGATACTGCCCTCGTTGAGAGGCAAAAGGATCTGCAGCACTGGCCGCAGACTGGGCACCGCTGTTTCCGCCCCCCGATATGGCTGAGGAGACCACAGACCCCGCCACGGCTGATCCGACACCAACTGCAACAGCTGCGAAACTCATTTTAATTGCTCCTGTTTTGCAAGCCATTGAGGGCTTTTTTCGGTGAAAAGGTCTTCGATAACTGCCGGGTCCTTTTCATCTGTGACTAGAATGTTCTGCCAAATACTATCAGAAAGAGCAATCGCTGACTTTCTCCCCGGAACGCCAACAAAGAACAGTGGAGCAGTCATACGGGACCACCGGCCATCTGTCTGCACCAGCAATTCACCTTTAACTAGCATGTTGGCTAGGGGTTGTTTGTGAGCGTGGCCGATGACGAACGTTCCGGCAGGGATATGCATTTCTCTAACACAGAATCCCGGCCCGAAGAGATGCTCCACCCGGCATTCTGTTTGCTGCATCCGCAATCCATACTTCTCAGCCAGCTCTAAATTCCCATACTTAGCTGCGTCGAGCATGAGTAGAGAGTTCATGTGGTCAGAGATTTCGAGGGAGTTTTTCACCGGGATTAACATAAAGTAAAGTGAGAGAGAAACTACCTATTTGCCAACGTAACCGGGGACTTCACGTCATACAGTCGGAGGCTGGTGGAGTCGCTATGAGTCATCTTCCAGGCCCTGCGACGGGAGCTGCCACAATTACGTAACTGTTTCAGTGGAAACTGCAGACTCATCGTCCTAGGGGTGCTGAAGGTCTGGTAATCATCATCAGAAAAGGAAATATTGATAGTTGTCGTGACCGTGTCAGCCTGTTGAAACATAGCAGTAAACCGCTTCCAATTTAGTGTACCCCAGTCGTAATTCGGGGTGACGCAAGTGACAGGAATGTTGACAGCTGGCAGGGCGAAGGCCGCATCGGTGAAGGTCGCTTCAGAAAGAACAATCTGCCTACCAGTTGTTGTGTCCTGCAGAGTGTCCCCAAATACTCCATCAAATCCTTCTGCCCGGAGGTAGAATCTTCCATTGAAGAACTGCTCCACTCCGTTGACAATCGTGGACCACGTAGACCAGCTCTGTGCTGTGAAGTCATAAACCAGGGTCACGTTCAGCTGGGCGAGGGTCAGCACATAAAACTGATGCCCACAAATCCTCACCCCGAAGGCCCACATCTGGCTGCTGTTCTGGGTAAGAGCTGGCTGACTCAGGATCTTCTCAATGAACGGGTCGGAGATCTGCACCATCTGCAGCCCCTGGAAGGTTTGCACAGTCCGTCCGTACAGTGACGAATGGGCTACCCAAACGGAGACATCATTCAGTTCCACAACTGTCCGAGCGTTGAAACAACCGGTTGTGAATGAGGCATTGAGCACAGGTAACAGCGCAATTCCTTGCGTATTCGGAGCCGCGTTAGCGTCCCAAAAGACCTGAGTACCTTGGTCATAGAAGGCAATGATGTAATTCAGGTGCCGCAGGAGGGTAATCCCAGCCAGATACGTTACGTCAGCTTGAGCGAAATCCAGTGCTGGCCATGTTGTGGGGTCGTTGATGGCACTCCCAATCACCTGCCCATCGACACGCATCGCATAATATACCCCATCCAGGTAGACAATTCCCGGGGCAACCGACGTGCTGTTGTAGTTGGTGTCAGTCACTTTGGTAAACACTGACCCATTGAAAGTCCACAGCCCTCCGGCCTCATCCTGAATGACCGTGATTGGTGCACCCGCCTCTTCTGCACTAATTGACCAATAGGCGAGCATTCCACCGCTGGGGGAAGGAATTGCAATACCCCCACCAGATCCGACAGAACCGGATGCATAGGCCTGATTGTTGATAATGAAATACTGACCCCCGAAATAAGCAAACTGTCCTTGAGCTGTGCCTGTGGTACCTGAAGATGCGTAGCTAGTCCCAGGACGCTTGACAATAGCCATCCCGTTTTCAGTTTTCTCCATGAAGCAATTGACCATCTTGGCATCTTTGGTCAGCGTACCATCCCGAGTCCCAATTGGATGTGCCCAGGAGATAGTTACGTCTTTATCCGGTGCGGCCATTACATTCTCCGCTCAGAAGGAGTGAGGAAGATGGAGGCTTGTTCCTGCCCGAATTCCGCATCGAAGAATTTATCCCGGAAGGCTGTTGCTTTTTGGTTGACTTCGAGCCGCTCGTCGGCTGGCATGCGGTAGTCGAGGGAAATTTCATCAGTCAGATTCCACAGCAACATGCGGTAAGCTTCCTGCGGGAATGCGATGTTATTGGTGAGAGCACCTACGTCTTGCATCTGCAATTGAAGCACCACATGGATGGTGTGGGTGTTGTCGATAGGGACATTGTAGAGGGTCAGGTTGCCAGCTCCGAGTTGCGGATCATACCAGACCTGATTCGGGATTGATTGCTGCCCTTTCTGCCCCAAGGTATCCCAGTCGTATCTGGAGGTCATCTGCATGGTGACAGAATTGCCTTGACTATCGACAATGTACTGATCGAGCACTCGCAGTGGCAGAGTCGACCCGGTAATCGTGGACAGGTTGTAGACAGCTTGCCCAGCCACTGTTGGAAAAGCAATATCCTGAATCGCCCACAAAGGCATTCCATTCAGTGCCATCTCCTTGCACATAATCTCCAACGATTGCAATACATTCGCCAGATCCTGCGCCGGGATGGTTTGATATTCATCAAATGCCCCTGTCTTCACCAGAGCAGCTGTCACCAACTGTTGAGCGGTGAGCGAGAAGTTATAAGTACCGCTGTAGGTTGGCATAGCCGCTCCGGGGAGTTACGATTTCATCTTCATACGGGAGGCTGTTTTGGGCTTTGCTGCTACCCGTGTGGTCATAGCTTGAGACATGGCAGCTACTCCCTTTTTGACCTCAGAACGAGTGACTGTGTGGCCCTTAGCTCGGCCAATCTTTTTCTTTTCCATTATCGTACCCCTACCCCAATCCCGCCAGTTTTAATCAACTCCAGCACAACCGTGAAGACAGTCACTGCATCGGGAGTCGCTGCCCAGCCAGTGGTCTGCAGCCAGATGCTACCGTCAGAACCAGCTTGGTTGTTGGTCAGGCCGCCGAAGCAGTCAAAAGCCATCCGACCACGGGCAGCAATAGGCAAGATTGGAGCACCTGGGCCAGCCCCACCAGCCAGCCCCCAGGACAAGATAACTTCCAGATTACCCCCCATTGAATAGTCGATGTAGTCGAGCTTCAGCAACGGGAAGGGTAAGGTCTGCGCCACGTGGAACATGGTTGCCGGAATAGCCACCTGTACTGGAGCCACATCTGACGTATCGAGAATCCCCGTGATCTTCATAACAGCATTACGAGGGCCATCGATGATAGTTTGAATAGTTACTGCATTTGCCATGATGGCCCCTTATTTAGTTGGGAGTCACTTCTTGCACAGCCACGAAGAAGTTGACTGTCAGGACACGAGCTACGGCGGTCGTGGGGATGGCACCTTGGGAGGCGAAGAGAGCACCGGTCGGCAAGAAGAGCCCTTGCAGAGAGCCGTTGAGCTGGTTGTAGGCAGCAACGACAGGACCGTTAGCAACCGTGCCAATGGGGGTTGACGGGACCGTGCCGGTGATCGGCTCTGCGCCAGTGGTCGGATTGAAATAGGCGAACACGTTGCCGATGGTATCGACTTCGATCCCGAGTTCAACCGTGGTGCCAGCTACGAGGGCTTGGGTCGAGGGGAACGGGAAGGTTGAAGTGCCCGTACCGTTACGCACGATCAAGCTGAGCGCGCCTGTAGTAACAGTCGACTGGATGAAGATGCCCTGCGGAGCGGAGGCAGCAGAGGCGACGAAGCCAACCTGCAAGGTGCCCAAGAGGGAGTCAATTGATCCTTGCCACTTGAAGAACATCCGGCCGAGGTTGTTCGCGACAGTCGGAACTTGGAAGACCGCCTGTGCGGTTGCTTCAGCGCCGAGAATGTTGGCTGCCGCTCCCGTAGTGAGAGTTGCCGAGCCTCCTACACCAGCTGCGGTAGCCATAGCTGCCGAACCGTTGGCCGTAAGAGCGGTCAGATCGTTGTTGTTGATGTATTCAAGTGCGATAATCCGCGCCCAGGTCGGGTCCGGTACGCCCGAATTACCCATTGTCTGCCGGGGGGCTGCATTGGTGATACCGTAGGGGCTACGGCTGGTCCGGGAAAGCTTGGCTGGCATTTTACTGCTCCTGAATTAGATGAAGAAAAGCGGGATCTGTCGAGAGTATAGCCGTAGCTACCTTCAATAGATCCCGCTTATAGGGCGGTTTTCAACCGGGATTACTAAATAGTAATAACGGTCAATTACTCGTTATGCGGCGTTCGAACCGTACAAACCTCTGGGATTGGCCCAAAGGAAAGTGTATCGTTCGTATGCCCCTACTTTATAGTTGCGTGTATCCGCATCGTTGTCTTCCCAGATTTCCAACGGCTCACGCTCTTGCCAGATCATTCCGTCCTGAATGCCGGTCGTGATGAACCACGGGTCGGCTGCAGTCAGGTAGGGGTTGCTCACCCGGCCCCCCATCAAGTACCCTTCCGTTTCAATCGGGTTGATGTCGTTGTTGTTATTACCAACGGCCTTCCCAGTCTTCAAGATCCGGTCAGCATTCATGATGTTGTTCGGATGGACGATCAGCTTGTCCCCCGTCAACGGTTCAATGTAGCCGCGATCATCTTTGGCTTGCATCATCAGGATCAACATGTCTTCGACAGCTGCTTGTGACAGCGCTGCATCAATCGCCATCTTGTTCTGCCACGTGCCCGAAGAGAAGTTCGGATGGACCGTGTTGAGCAAGCTGACTCCGTCACCACCAGCATACGTGGCGTTGAAGGCCCGGTTGAAAACGTTCGTCGCGTTGATGTTCTTCGTTTCGCGGAAGGCGCGGCGAAGACGTTCGACACGGCCCTGAGTCAATTTCACGTAGAGATTGTCCTTCAGCTCTTCGTGGGTGACGATAATCCCCAGTCCATACGCCACGTTGGTGCCACGGGTGATAAAACCCTGTTGCATCGTGTCGTACGAAATGGGCTGTGCTTCCGGCTTGAACACTGCCAGCCCCAAGCCCACCGACTGAACGTACTCTTCGTAGTTCTTCTCCGAATCGTACTTCTTGAACATCATCGGCGCGAACTCGGGCGCTCCCGGAGCTGCCGAATCCCACCAGCTCTTAACCCCTTCCCATAGTCCCTTGGGGTAGGAGCCTGTATTAACAATACCTGGCATGGTAATTCTCCTCTAAGGGCCGAAGCCCAAATTATTAAACCCCGGCGGTATTGCCCTGGAATTCGTGTTGGTTGAAAATAACATCCCAGGTTGCATTCGCACCGAACGCGTTGTTCGGAATCTGGGACAGGCCGAAGAGCTTGACGGTCAGAGCAGCGGTCGTCGCAAAGCTCGAAGAGAGCAGGACGGTGGCTGAGTTCTGCGACGGGGCAGTCGGGTTGGTAACGGTGAAGCTGGCGTTGAGACCAACACTCGCAGCTACCAAGTTGGCGGTAGTGATACCATCGTCCTGGATTTGGAAGATCACCTTGGGATCGTCAACTAC